GTGATGAAGTCTGGAATCACACTTGTCAAATCAGACCTGTTCAAGAAATCTGCAACTGATGCCTGCAATTCCGTGTAGTTACTTAATGCCACAATTCTCCATGATGTAAACTTTTAATTTCTAACGACAATTTGTGATCAATGACGCATGGAATTTTATGCTTTTTCACTTGTTCCCAAAATCCAATGTGGTCCTCAGTGAACCCTGGTGTATCGTCAATCTGCTGATGAATGAAAAACAGTATCTCCAGGACGTCGAAAACGGGAATGTTAAATAAAACCATCCCTGGAACAACTCCATCAACGGCCTCAGTTTCTGGACCTTTTGGATCCGGATGTACCGTCCCATTTTTCCGGTATGCAGCATAATCATTCTTGATTATATCGGTTAAATAATTAACTCCAATAATCGCTCGCCCCCGAGCAAGTAACTGGTGTATTGAATCCACCGGAAATGTGATCTCCGGTTGCAACATCAAAACATGGGTTGCTCCCCAGGCTATTGACTCACCGATTAGGTGATGCCTTATCTCTGGCATTACTTTTCCGCAAAAGGAAAAGACTTTTATTTCGTGATCTCCCTCAAAATGACTACCCTGGAAATAGGTAACCATATTTGCCAGGCTTTCGCCAAACCTTGCTGGCCATAATCCCGAACATGATGGAACTACAACTGCAACCTTTAGAGTCTCCCAGGCCAGGTCCTGAACATCTTGTTGTGGGAGTCGTTTGCCCACTTTTTCCAATCCTTTGGTTCCCATCTCTCCCTCATACTTTGGTCGAGGACAAACTGCGGTATTACCGCAGAATGCCTCCACTCTTTTGATGGTTGAAGCTCAGACATATCCTTCGCCACTTTAATCAGCGGCTCACAGTCTTCCTTAGCTTCAATCGTGAAAGTTTTATCATGCTGATCCCAGTGGAATATTTCTTTCCGATTCTGGGACCAGTCTAAGAGTTTTTTAGAACTCATTAATACCCTAAGTCACTGATTTAACTAGTTGTTAGGTCAGCAATGATTCCCGAAGAAGCCTCATTTTTTGAGACTAGCGTGAATTCCACCAAAAGCGCGCGCTTAATTGCGTCCCCGGTTTTTGCCACTTCTTCTTGCTTGAAATCACGGTAGTACGCAACTGACCAATACTCTGGATCAATGACGAATGCCGATTTATCACGCTGGAAACGATTTGGGATTACCTTGTAATCTCCAAAGTCAGAAGAAAAAAGATCAGCAGCTACATTGATTTTCTTCTCTGATCCCATCTGACGAGCTCCATCGCGCCCTGCAAATCCACTGAGGACACCTTTATTATGTGGCCCCACCATTATGGTATTGGAATCCGATCCAGCCGAATAACAAGCCTGGATAACGGTTTTCAACATTGTAACGGTGAAAGCACGGGCTGTCCCTGCATCGACAGGGGCTGCTCCAGATCCTGCTCCAGAACCTAATGGAGAACCAATACCTCTCGAAGTGTTTGTCGAGATCCAGGTTTCAAGTCCTCCCAGTGTCCTGGCAGTATCTGATGCTCCTGCGGACTTTGCCACTTTGTTGGTTAAGCACGTTTCCATATCGCGCTTTAATTCCTTGCTCCGCTTAGCTAAACCATATGCGAGCTCCGAAGACACTCCTGCATGATTTCCAGCTTGCTGGGAACCAGACACAATGATTGTCTTACGAGAAATCTGAGTATGATTAGTTAAACGTACCGTTGGTACGACTGCGGTGAAGGCGTAATCATCACCTTCCTTCTGTGCATTAGTTGCCACTGCGGCTGCTAACGCATCTGTTTGCCACTCTACTAGAGTGTTCTTGGCTTTTGAACGTCCAATCATAGACATAAAAGGTACATCTGAAGGCGATATATTATATATCGTATTCGCGAGGTCCTCTCTGTTGCCTATGGCTTGGTATGTCTCAAAAGTGTTTGCTACTAAACCCATAGTATTTTTCCTTTATTTATTTTTGACGAATCATATTGTAAAAAACCGAAGCTGCATCATCGACGCTACCCGATTTCTTTAACCTTGCCGACGCCTTCCCGGAGCGCATTTGTTTGGGATCTCCAGCCTGGGATCCTGCTTTCATGTTAGTTCTCTGGATGGGTTTTAACCCCTTTCGCTTTGCTGTCAGTTGATCGTAAAGTGCAGCCTTCCGCATAGTCGCTACGGCCCTGGCGTCGAATGCCTGGTCTAGCTCCTTTT